ATCTAATTAAGCGCTATGCTGGTATTTCAACAGTTACTAATACACTTTTGAATGATACAGCTGAGAACATCTTGGCTTGGTTGTCATCATGGATTGCTAAAAAGGTTGTTGTTACTCGCAACAAGGCCATTATTTCAGCTATGAACGCCACGCCTAAAAAGCCAACCGTTGCCAAGTTTGATGACATCAAGGACATGGTATCAACTGCTGTTGACCCTGCCGTTGCTACCACTTCATTCTTCATGACTAACGTTTCAGGTTTGGCAGTGTTGAACAAGGTCAAGGACGCTATGGGTAATTATCTATTGCAACCAGACCCAACACAATCTGATGTTAAGCAAGTTGATGGTAAGCGAATTGTTGTAGTAGCAGACCGTTGGTTGCCAGATATTGCAGCAGGAACACACCCATTGTACTTTGGTGACTTGAAGCAGGCGGTAACGTTGTTTGACCGTCAACAAATGTCTTTGTTGTCAACGTGCCGGTGCTTTTGAAAAGGACTTGACTAAGATTCGTGTGATTGATCGCTTTGATGTTGAAGCAACAGATACAGAAGCGTTTGTTGCCGGTTCATTTAAGGATATTGCCAATCAAACAGCTAACTTTGCTGCATCTGCTTCAACAGCTGGTTAAGGGTAATTAAATTTTTAACTCGCTTTGGAAATAAACAGTGCATGAAAATGGGCGGGTAACTTTTTTAGTAACCAAAAGTCACTTTTAAACCTTGTAATAATATATATATATAATATAATAATATATTTTGTTACTTTGTTACCTTTTGTACCTAGACCCTTGAAAAATAAGGTCTGAGAGAGGTAACATTTTTTCTTGAAAAGTAACAAAAAAACGTTACTTTTTGGTGAATTATTTCACATGACAAAAATAAAATGTTACCTTTTATGCTTAAGAATATGTATTTTGTTACTAAAAAAGTTTGATTTTGTTACCTAGAAAGGAGGCAATTTTGACGGTATCTTTAGATAATTTAAAAATATCCTTGCGAGTTGATTCTACGGCTGATGATGATTTGTTGAAGGGATATATCTTAGCAGCGACCAACTACATTAAGAATGCTATTGGTACTGATGACGATAAATTCTATGCTGATGATAATATTTCTTCACTTGTAGATGTAGCTACCATCGCTTTAGCAAGTGGATATTATACCTTTAGAACATCATTATCATTAGTTCAAGCCTTTCCAGTTGATTTAGCTACTAATTCCATTATTGCTCAATTAAGAGGTAACTATGCTGATTATTTAGCAGACAAGGGGGTGTTTGATGGCGATAAATCCACTTGAATTTAACGAACGTGCTGAATTTGGTGCAGATGGAACAACTGGATATAATCCTAAAAATGGCAACGCCATAAAAGGATTTG